CCTAGACAGTCTAGGAACTCCGTTACCCTGTGAGGTATGCTATGTTTGCTTTCACCCGTTTTTCCAAGAACGTTCAGCTTAACGTGTTTTCTCGTGATCTGCGGTCTGTAAAGGCCGCTGAGCCCGAGTTTCATCGCGAAGTTGAAGCTCATGGATACCTTGAACTCTCTCTGACGTTCGGTGCAACCGAACATATGAAGAAACAAGGTAAGAGGATTAGTAAGACTGTGAAGTTTTACTGTTCCCCTGGTGGTGATGCATTCGAGCATACCGCTGGAGGGAAGGCCTTCTCGTACGTGAATAAGTTGCTGCAAGGCAACTGGATAACGGACGAGGAATACGACGTTCTGTATGGAGCAATCCAGACGGTCGTCGCTTCAAACACCTATGCGTCGGCGATGAAGGTCGAGCATCCAGAAATGGATATCGTCTTCATGCCTTTGCCCGGGTGCAGGCCTCAGGAATCGTACGGACACGCGACTAGCTATCAGACGGAAGAAATTCTGAATGTTGCTACTCGCATCCGGCTCGATACTCCTGTTACGGAAGTTCCGAAACTGAGCTAGGGTTATACTCTAGGACCCGGACTAATCATCCGGCCCTCCTGACGTTGTCTTCACTGCAACAAGGTGAGGGTTCTCAACCTTATCTTGTGGAGGCTGGTATTGAAACCAACACGTCAAACGAAAGTCTTGCGAACTTACCTGCGCAAGCCGGATCCCAACAGGGATCCGTTGTGGTTGGCCCAAGTGCTTCAGACGGTCGATTACCTGCGGAAGCAGGATCTCGATCGCCGGAAGAGCGAGGCTCGGCTGTATACGTCAAAGCGTTCCTCGAGGTTAAAGTTAACTGGCCCACAAGGCTCGTTAGCTACCTCTCAGGAAAAGCTTAATACGGCGTATGGCAACCGGGTCCCGTGGTGGGCCCAACCGCAAGGTCCTGGCAATTCCCAAACGACATGGGACTTTAAAGCTGAGAAACGAAGCGGAGTTATGACCGCGGAAACTCGGCTGATACCAGGGCAAAGAGTGATCGAAACAGTTTCGACTGCAGGCACTCCGCCAAAAACGGAGACGTCTACAGTTGTGCAGTCAGTGACTGCCTTTACGAAGGTTCTGGATCGAGTACTCTCGGTAGATGGCGATCATATACATCCAAATCGCCATACCTTTCGAGTCCGACGAATCGGTAACGGAAGTGGGGTGAGTTGGGCTGGAGACAGCCGCAATTACACCCGCATAACCGGAGCCGGGGTTGTCGGATTTGGACTAAGCGGATCATTCGTAGATCAGTCGGCATTCGTCTATAATAAGGCGTTGTCCGACCTTTATGAAAAGATCCGAGGTGATGTAGACCTCTCTGTCGATGCCTTCCAAGCTCGACAAGCTGGTGTGATGGTCAACCAAAGATTCAAGCAAGCACGGGAGCTCTTTTTAAAGAAGGCTCCTTTCGCCCTTGTTGAAATGGTCAAAATCACACAAAAGCTGAGAAGGTCAAACCCCCGTGATTGGGGGTCTATCTGGCTGGAATGGACCTATGGATGGAAACCCCTCGCGGGGTCCATCTTCGGTGCAGCTGACCAAATGGTAAAGGTCGCCACTTCTGGGAGTGTTCGCAGCTTACCCGTTAAATCGAGTGCCTCTGAGAAGGGGGACTCGAGGACGACGTCGACGATAGACGGACAAGGTGTGGTCCGGACGAAGGCTGAGGAATCAACCTATACGTCCCGGATTATTGCCCACTACGCTATCCCGACGACACGTCTCAACGCCGTCGCAGGCCTAACCAGCCTGAATCCTGTGTCCATAGCATGGGAGCTTGTTCCTTACTCCTTCGTAGCCGACTGGTTTGTCGACATCGGAGGGTACTTAAGGAACATGGAGTCTAGTCTACTGTACCGCACTGACTTCACCGGAGGTTACACCGTGGCCCGTTCTAAACAAACGGTCACGGAGACAGCTGGTGGAGGCAATCCTGCGTACTTTGTAAGCGCCACTGGAAGCGCCCAGACTACGGAATTCGCGCGAGCGGTCCTAGGATCCTCGCCGATGCCCCGAGCCCCGACTTTCAACCCAAAGTTAGGAACCTCAAGACTCATTTCGGCCGCATCACTTCTAAGCCAGCAGTTGCACAGCTTGAAGCACAAGCGGTAGGGTTAGGAGAGATCATCTCCTTAATCATGATATGCGAGCTATACGCACGTCTGCAAAGACGGTTCTGGATTTAGCATCCAGAGCATAACTTCCATCGTGAGAGGACCACTCTGTGGTTATCATCACTCAGTAAAGGTATACCTAATGTCCGCAGTCGCTAATATCGTTCTTAACGACGCACAGGGAACTCCTGTGGCTCACACTTTCATCCCGTTGGGTCCGGATGCTTCCGGTACCTGGTGGTGGGAAGATCAGACCGGCACATCGTCGATCGCTTATAACAGGATCTCGATGCAACTGGTCCGTCCTTCTCCCGCTCAGGCCGGTCAGAATTCGGATAAACGTGTCAACCGCGTCAAAGTTGGGCTTCATACGCCCAAGGTGGAGGCTCTCGGTGTCGCGGATTCGGGCTATACGCCCAGTCCGACCATCGCTTATACTCCCCGATGCAACATTGAGTTCATCATGTCGGAGCGTGCACTTCTCCAGGATCGGAAGGACCTGCGTAAATATGCAGACTTCCTCCTGGCTGAGACGCAGCTCACCAACATGGTGGAAAATCTCCAAAACGTGTTCTGATCTTCTAGAACACCTACAGGAGAAACTCAATGGTCAAGCAAGCGGGGTCTCCCCCGTCAATGCGCGAGATCTTTTTCGCGCTTTGCAAGAAGGTTGACACCCCAGTGTCCTTGGGTGCTTGGTTGAGATTCGAGCATGACCAGCTCGCCCTCGCCAAGATGGAAATAAACCCGAAGGATTATCAGGAAGCCGAGGCATTCGCAAAGGACTACCTGGTCGTAAGTTTCCTTTCCAAGTGGAAGGGACTGAAGACCGGGCTGGACTTGGATGCCGAGGCACTTCAGCGCTTCATTGCCGCTGAAGACATCTGTCGAGAGACAAACTTGCGGATCCGAAAAGCGCGACTCGGAGGGATAAACCCCTTCGTCGCCGCAGTGATATACACTGCTCAGCGGAAAATTGCTGCGCTAATCGGGCCTGCGAGTTATTTCAAGATAGAGCCCTGGTTTGGATGGGGACCGGGTGCGACGTACGAGATTCCTCGGCGACGTGCCTTTGTCGATACGAAGATGTCAGAACTACCGTTCGCAGTAACACCGAAAGCAGATCGGTTATTTAGGTCTGTTTTAGGAGATGATCTTCATTGGTCATCTGCAGTCGGTCCGGCGCTAACGACGAAAGTCGAGGCGTGCAGGATCGAAGCTGTTCCTAAAAATGCGAAAACCCATCGCATTATTGCGATTGAACCGAGAGCCAACTCATTCCTTCAAAAAGGAGTGGGAGGGTACTTTCGTAGTAGATTGAAACGGGTTGGTATCGATCTGGATGACCAGAGCCGGAACCAAAGAGGCGCTCGACGCGCTTATGAGGCCGGCCTTGCTACGCTTGATCTTAAAGCGGCAAGTGATACCGTCGCGAAGGAGGTCGTTTACGAACTCCTTCCTCTGGAGTGGGCAATGCTTCTTGACGATCTCCGATCGCCGCTGGCAGAAATGCCAGACGGTTCTAAGAGGTCTTTAGAGAAGTTTTCGTCGATGGGGAACGGGTTCACCTTTGAACTCGAGTCCTTGATCTTCTGGGCTGTGGTAAGCTCAGTAGTCGACATGCTAACTCCAGGCGGCGAGGTTCTGATCTACGGAGACGACATCATCTGTCCGCGGGAAACCGCGACGCAGGTGATCGAGTGCTTGGCCTTCTTGGGTTTCCAGATAAACAACGAGAAATCGTTTATTGAAGGAAATTTCTTTGAAAGCTGCGGCAAACACTTCTTCCAAGGGAAGGAGGTTACTCCTATCTATCAGAAAGAGGTCATCGAGTGCGAAGTTGAGTTGCTTCGACTCGGAAATCGGCTCATTAGATACGCTTATTCCAGAAGCTCTGGAAATTCACTCCTTGAGTGGACTTCTTCGGCCTGGGAAACTGTGTATCGAAGAGCTACCTGGTCAAAGTACTTCCAGTTGCCTTTGGGCACGCTGGGAGACGATGGTTGGGTAGTCCCTGCGGACCGATTCTTTGCTCGACGCCAGGACGTGAGTCTTGGATTGTCTTGCAAGGTAATGACCTTCATCTCGCGTAGCCTCCCGGCGCGCGAAGATGTCTTGCTGGCATGGACCCTCCGGAAACTCGCAGGACCATTCCCTCGTCTTGAGAAAGACGTGGAAGAAAGAATGGTTAGCGATATCCCGGGTCCCGTGATGCGGCCTGGTAAGAGCCCAATGTCGTCCCGTGAAAACGGTCGACAAGAAGCTCGGATCCAGGTTGACGCCACATCACACGTACCTGCTGCGGGTACGCGCTGGGTAATGCCCAGCTGGGAGTTCTCTCTAAGCTTCTGAACGATAGCTAGAGTGGTG